GAGGTAATTCCCATTTCCCCGGTCTGGAGCTTTTCTTTTACCTCCTGTGTGGCATTGGCATTGATTGCATTAAGTTGCCCTATCTTTCCCGTGGATTCTCCCAATATTCCGGCTACATAGTCCCGGATGCGTTTTCCCTCGTCCAGAATGATAAGTTTTTCCTTCCTGGCTTGTGTCAGCACGTCCTTCCACTCTTGCGCCTGTATCATCAAATCATAATCAGACATTTTCCGGTTAAATGTATTCCCGCAAAGAAGTTCCATGCGAAACTGCGTTTCAGTCATATCCTTATACCGGCACGGGACCTTTTTATACTCTTCGTTCCCTTCCCCTACCAGGATGCCTATGGCCCGCAACCTCCTATGCCCAGATATCAGACGATACCCATTCCCGGCCCCGTCGTCCACCCGGCCCACAACAAGAGGCTCCTGGATACCTCCCGTC